TTCCCGCCCACCTGCTGGTATGTGATATATGGGCGCGCGGTCAGATCCGGCGCGATGTCTGGAAAGACGCGGTTAGCGACGAGCGCCTTCAACGCGCTGAAAACCGCTGACTCGATGCTCAAAATAGTTCCCCTTGCTTTTCGCGCAGAATCTTAGCCATGCGTTCCCTGGCGGCTTCGACGACGCGCCCATTCATATTGACCCAGGCCGGGCGCATGAACGGGCGCGCACCCGCCCGGCTGGTCCCGTACTCGACCATGAACCCGTAAGGACATTTTTTGTGATTCCAGGAAACCTCATAGACCGCCAGCGCCTCGCGGCTTTTGCTTTTCGAAAAGACCTGGTAGATCGACGCCTTCAGCGTTCCCGCGGGGAAGAAGTATTTTTGGTGCGTGCCGTAGAACCAATGACCCTTCTCGGCAACCGGCGCGTTCACGCGCGCTTCGTCGTAAAAGAGTTGCGCCATCGCCTGAGCGCCGCCCCGGATCACGTACTTGTCGACGTACTTCTCGTAGCGCTCGAGCGCACCGATCACTTCGGTCAGGTCGGTAGCCATTTGTTCAAACCTTCCGCGTGCACATCAGGACGAGCTGCTTGCGGTATTGACCGAGAACGGATTCGACGTCGTAGACGTTCGTGCCGTGAACCACGCGCATGGCCGGTACGATGCCAGGCGTATAGCGGATCGTGATTTTGGTTTGGGCCGAGGCCTGCGTCGCACCGGCAGCGACGTACTCGCGCCCGGTGATGTCCACAACGCCGGCCCATAGCGTCGCGACATCGGTCCAGCCCGCGACCGGCTCGCCGTTCTCATCCTGCGCCACCCCGGGCGCCTGGATGGTGACGCGCTCGTTCATGCTCCCGGCCCTCATGGCCTTAACTCCAATTCGCCGCGATCCATGGATCGATGGCGCTGTTCTGCTTTGGCTCTCCGTGGAAATAGACCACCCGAGCACCGTTGATCCCGGTGGGTTTGCCGCGCACCTGGGCCTTGTAGCTCAAGCACAGCCGGGGATCGAATAGATCCGCGTTGGGTAGCGCGAGGTTCAAGAAATCCTGGTTGCCGTGCATCGCGCGAGTGAGGACGGGCCGCTCGTACATGAACCGTTCCCACACAAAGGATAGGCAACCTTTCCAGAAGTACGCTCATGCGAATTGCAGATCCACCCGTTCCGGCTTGATGATCTCCTCCGCAACCTTCAGAAGCAGTGCCATCATGAATTGGTCTCGGTCGTAGAGCGCCTCAGCCCACAGCAGCATCGCTTTCTTGAACCGCACCGGCACGAGGCTCGCGTCCTCCGGCGGGCTCCCTGAGCGATCGACGAACCCTGCGCGGAATTCGATTCTGAGCGTGCCTGGATTCCAGGTTTCCGGTCCTGCATTGAAGAACCAAGGCCACTTTGAGCCCGCTTCGCGCACGGCGTAGTCGGTCAGTGTCAACTCGGTTTCGATCCCCGCTGCATCGACTGAAGTGATTTTTGTTAAAGCGATAACAGGCGAGCGGCGAAGCAAAATCCTCTGAACCGCGCCCTCGGCAATATCGCCAACGGTGAGGCACCAGGTCTGGTCGATCAGCGCGCGGCCGGTGTAGTTCTCGACCCACTCGCGCGCAGCGACGATGAGTGCGGTGATGTCCTCGTCCTGAACCTCGACACCTTCTTGGCAGCGCAGGTGCCGTTTCATTTCGGCGAGCGTCACCGGTTCGATGTCCGGCCCCGCTACGCGTACCAGGGAATAGTTCATTATTTGAGGCGCACCGGTTCGCGATCGGCGCCAAGACGCTCGGCGCCTGCCTGTTGCGCCGTTTTCGCATCCTTGCCGCGCGCACCTTCCTTGACCATCATTCGCCAGGCGGGCGAACTACCGGGCTTGTCTGTGGTCTGGGTCTGGCAATGCCAGGCCGAACCACCCCAGGTCACAACGTCGCCACGTTCGAATTCGCCCTCGCGCCAAACCTCGCGATACAGGAGCACGCTGGTCTTGATCTCGCGCGCGAGCACGCGCCCGTTCGTATAGTGCGTCGTGCGGCGGATCGTGCGGCCTTCATCCAGCGTCTCCTCGGTTTCGTGGTCGATGCCGTTCATGCTGACCACCCATCCGGCTTTTTCCAGGCCATCAGTGATCGAATCGGTATTGCGAATTGCGCGGATCGTGCCGCCACGATGCTCGGCGAAGGTGCCGCGCGGATAGCTCTTGGTTTCGTCGATGCCGGGAAGGATTTCGATCTCGAGCGCATCGCGTCCCGGCGCGCCATCTTTGCCCTCGCGACCGTCGCGACCGTCCTTGCCTTCCCTGCCGTCGGCTCCGCGCTCGCCGTCCTTGCCGCACAGCGATTCGAGCCACTCCGGCAACGAGAACGCATAACCTTGATCGACCGCGAGCACGTAGGCGCTCTTGCCTTCCAAACCGTCCCGACCGGGTGCGCCGTCTTTGCCGCCAAGGCCATCAGCGCCGGTGGCGCCGGCATCACCCTTCTGACCCGCAGGCCCTTGTTCGCCGCGCGGGCCAGGTTCTCCCGATACACCCGGTGCACCGGGTGGTCCAGATTCGCCGCGCTCACCAGGCGCGCCAGCGTCACCCTTTTCACCTGGTGGACCTCGCTCTCCGATCGGACCACGCGCACCCACTGCGCCAGGTTCTCCCGGTGTGCCTGGTGGACCCGGTTCCCCTGACTCGCCGCGCTCTCCCTTTTCACCTGCCGGACCCTGCTCTCCGATCGGGCCGCGCTCACCCACTGCGCCAGATTCTCCCGGTGTGCCCGGTGGTCCCGCTTCGCCAATTACTGATTTACCGGGTTCGCCCCGCGCGCCGGGCTCACCACGCGGACCGACGTCGCCCTTAATGGACTGACCAGGCTCGCCAGGTGGCCCAAGTTCTCCGACCGGTCCTTGCGGACCCGCTTCACCAGTCGGACCACGCTCACCCGGCGAGCCGGGTTCGCCCTTGATGGACTGGCCAGGTGCACCATGTGGCCCACGCTCTCCCGCCGGCCCATGCGGACCGACTTCACCTGCTGGCCCACGTTCCCCGAATGGCCCTTGTGAACCAGCTTCGCCTGCTGGCCCACGCTCCCCTATCGGTCCTTGTGGGCCCGCTGCTCCTGCTTCGCCCTTGATTGACTCACCGCGCTCACCGAGCGGACCGGGTTCGCCCTTGATAGACTGGCCAGGTTCGCCAGTTGGACCGCGTTCTCCAATAGGCCCTTGTGGACCTTGTGATCCCACCTCGCCCTTTATTGATTCACCAGATTCGCCGCGTGCACCGGGTTCACCACGTGGGCCCGGTTCCCCTCGTGCGCCGGGGTCACCAGCTGGCCCACCCTCGCCGACCGGTCCCGGTGGGCCCTCTGGCCCTGGCTCACCTTTAATCGACTCACCAGGTTCACCGCGCTCGCCGCACTCACCGGTCGGACCTGGTTCTCCCCGCGGACCAGCTTTCCCTGGCACGCCCGGCTCGCCTATTTCTCCACGTTCACCATGCGGCAGTTCGGCGATCCGCCGCTCGATCTCGTCAGTTCGCTTGAGGACGACAGACATCGCGCCAGCGACGTATGTTTTGACGGCCTGGACGACCTGATCACCAATCTGCCTCAGGTCTGCCATGCCAGCCCCCGTGCGATGTAATCGAGTAGCGCCGCTGCCTCATCAGGCGGCGCTGGCTTAGGCTCCAGTGCTCCGGGCTCCGGCGTGCTCGGCGCCACCGCGGCGGGCGCGGGCTTTGGCGCAGTTCCGAACGGATCGTCCTTGGCGTCGCGTTTGGCAAGTGCCGCGAGCGAATAGTTCTGCTGCTGCAGATAGGGCGAATCCCCACCCGTAACCGGCTTGTAGTTTTCCCCCGCGCGCGCCTCATTCGGCGACATCCACCCGCCGGCCACCGCCTTGTTCTTCGCGTCGTAGCGCGCGGCTGTGTCCATCCGGATCAGCCCCCCGAGATCGAATTCCGTGTAGTACCCGGTCGGCAAGGCCAGCCCTTCGTCAAGACACAGTTCAGCCGATTCGATGAGCGCCTGCAGGCAATCCGAGTAGTAGCCCTGATTCAGCGATTCGATGCTGGTGCTCGGTGGCGCGGCCCCGCCAAGCTTGTACAGCGGAACGTGAAAGCACCGCGCCACGTCCTCAATCGTCCATTTCAACTGCTCGATCAATTGCGCTTCCTGCGCCGGGATGGTCATCGCCTCGTACTTCAGGCCGTCGCCGAGGACCGCTAGGCGGCCAACGTTGTTGCCGCCGAAATTCTCTTCCCACGAGGCTTTGAGCCGGGCGGCGGTTTCGTCCGTGATTGTCCCCGGCGCACTCAGCATCCCAGAGGGTCGGCTCATGTTGTCGAAGAACTTGGTGCTGTTTGACTGGATGCGTTTGCCCATCGTCGCCGACACCCCACAGGCGTAGATCGGCGATACGCCGATGAGCGGGTGCCACAAGCTCACCATCGTGTCGTGAATGATCTCCGAGGCCGGTACCGTCACCTGCTCGGGGAGCCCCGAGAGGGCATCCTGCGCGAGCTGGTAATAGACGCCCCCATCCTCGGCTACGAGCGGCGTCACCCTCTTCGCGTCCAGGATATAGAGCGTGGTTATGATTCCGCGCGCATCGCGTTCCTTCAACGCATAAGTATTTCCGTAGAGCAGCTTCGATACGATCCACTGCTCGATGAACTTGATCCGGGTTTGATAGCGATTCTGCTTCCTGAGCACCGGAAGAAAAGGAGAGCCGCGCGCGACTTCGGTGCAGATCCCGGCCGCGTCCTCCTCGACGAGCTTGATGCGCAGCTTGGCGATGTCGCTCGCGATGATGGTAACGCAGGTGAATACGGCGGAGAAAGCAAGAATGTCACGCTGCGAGTCGATAGTGACGCTACGCTGCCAGGCGCCGGTGAAAGACTCGCGGATCGTTCCAAGCCAGCCACCCGCTCCGTTCACCGGAGAAAGCGTTTGCGCCTTCGCGCGCCCTAGCTCGAATCCGAGGATGCGCATCTAGCCAGCCTTGCGCTTGTATTTGCGTTTCTGGCGCGGCGCTGCCGCAATATCGCGCCGCTGGTATTGCAATGGCCTCGTCGCGGCCAGATCACGCGTGCGGTACTCGGCCGGGTCCGCGGGCCGCGCGAAATTGAGTGCGATCAGATCCTCGGCGTCTTGCTCGGTCGCAATAAACAGGTTGCCCGTAAAAAGCATCCGGCCCTCGTACTTGTGACGGGCGGTTGAAACCAGTCTGACCATCTTGTCGCTCATGATTCGCCTCCGGAGTGTTTGGCTCGGGTACTGCCTCGTCTTAGTCTTGCTCACCAGCGAAACGCCGCCGATGAGCAAAGTAAGGCGACGCGCGCTAGTAGGTCA